TACAGTTTCATCACTAGGATGACTCCCCATTACAGCAACTCTATATCTGTAACCGACACCTTCGTCGCCATTTTGTTGCTCTTTTTGTGACTCTAATGGAAGAATGATACCAAGAAATTCATTGGTACCAGATCCGTATGTATCTTGATCAGCCATAATTAACTTGTGTAAGCCTCCTCTCTATAACCAGTAATTCTACCTCTCCTATTCCTAATAGCCACTCTTCTCGTTACAGGTTCAGGTGTTTCACCCTTAGAGAAATGCATTCCATAAGAGTCTCTTATTAATTTCATAGAAGTAACAGATTTTTCAGCCTCAAAGAAATGACATAGTGATTGTATTATATAATTACCACTTGTCTTTTGATCAGGGCCGATGTTTCTATTACAACTACTACTTATCTGCTCAACTTCAAGCATAATTACATCACCTGCTTCTAAATCAGTGTTACATGGAACAACAATAGAATAATTTTGAGAAAATAATATATTGTATCTTGTAGCACCAGCAGCATAATACATCTCAGGACTATTATTAGCATCTACACTGGTGTCTGCACCACCAATATTCATTACAGCAGTTGATACTCTATGGAACTTTGTTCCTCCATCAAATTCTTCATCAAGAATCTTAGCAACTGTTGGTTTACCACCTAATGTACTAAATTTAGGATCTGCTAATAATTTTTCATCAACAACATTAATATCAATTTCAGTAAACTGATAAGATGCTGGATTAAAGAATATAGTCTTACTTGCATAGACACCAGTTCTAATTTGATTGGTAAGATTTTGATCTTTACCCACAACTAATGCAGACACTTTAAAGTTATTACTATCATTATCAGTCTGATTAGCATCTTTATTTTGATTATTATAAAAATAATGATGAGTTTGATCATCAGGTTCTGTATTAATTAAACTGTCTAATGATACAAAATTAAATCCACTTTTTGTTTCATATGCAAAAAAACCAGGATTAGCAGTATTCATTGGTATTGTTTGTTTTGCAAGCATAGCAATTAAATCAAATGGCCTTTTAGTCATTCCAGCAAAAGTATAAGTGTTACTAGATTCTGAAATTATTGTTCTATCTTCAGGTAATTTTAAAACATCTTTGCATATTGATGCAACAGATTCTGATATCTTACCCTTATAACATGATGTAACCTTTTTAACAGCATTCAATACTCCAATTCTAGAAGTGAATCTTATTTGAATAGTTTCACTATTTCCTTTTTTAGTCAATATTTGAACTTCATTAACATATAGTATTCTATGAGGATCATCTTTAATAGAATAATCTATACCCTCCCCAATCTCAGTTTTAATTCTCATTAAAATTTCACAACCAGCTTCAAGTGGGAGATATTCATATAAAGAACCTGATGTTTCTTCATCACCTTCTTTAGAAACTGCATCTCCAGTACTAACAATACTAATAACTCCTGTTATCTGTGGTGATAACACATTCTCATAAAAATATATGTTCACAATTCTTGCTCCACCAGCAAAAGGCCCATCTATAAGATCTACCTCTCTCTCACCATTAGAGGATCTAATCTTGAATACTTCGTATTTTGAGGATTGTACAGCCATTAATCTAACACCAAATTATTTTGAGCAACTACTGGGTCAGGTCTTTCTTCACCACCACCAGATCCACCGCCACCACCACCAGTGGTTGCAATGACTTCTACAGGAACAATAACAGTGTTGAGATTATTTCCATCCTTATTTATTTTCAAGTCACCAGTAACTTTATGAACTTTGTTTAATATGTTACTAACATTAGCATCTATAACTTGCTCTACCTTATCATCTTCTTTTGTTACATCCTCTTTCTTTTCACCATCAGATCCAGTCTTTGCAAGTTTCTCAGGATCCATTGCAATTAAGTTTTCTAATGGATTTTCTACCTGTTCTCCTTGTGCATCTGCAGGATCATCAGTAGTACCTGTTGCATCCACCAATGCTTCATCTTCACCTTCTTGTTTATCCGCAGTCTGACCTAAACCTTCACCACCTTTCTCATACTTATCCACTTGAGCGAAATCTATAGGAGTACTATCTTCCTTACCTTCCTTAGGTTCTTCCCCACCTCCATCTTCTTCTTCTTTAGGTTCTTCTATTTTATCAATTTCACCTTCAAGTTCAGTCTTTACAGTTTCTAATTGAGCTGCACCAGTTTCTGCCTCACTAGGTTTCCAAAGTTGAGAAACCCAACCACCAAATTTCATTATTGCTTTTGCAATCGAACTTATAACTTTCCATACAACCTTTACGAATGGTGCTATTTTATCATATGCAGATGTTAAGAAAGAAATAATCTGTGGTAATTTTTTAACAACAAATCCCATCAAAAGATATCCAAAGAAATTCATTACCCTATCTTTGATACTCATTACCATTCCACCAACATTACCAAGCACACTTGCTACAGGGCCTTTATTACCTCCCTTTTCTTCAATTTTTTTCTCAGCAGCGGCTCTTTCTGCCTGTAATCTTTGCTTACGGACAAGAATTTTCTTACTATCACCTAACTTTCCAAGTTCCTTAGTCTTGTCGGTTAGTACACTCCTAATATTAATAGCAGTAATCTTTAGTTTTTTTACTTCTTGTTTCTGGCTCATTTATACGTATATCCCCAATTTTTCTCTAGTTTGAAGAATATAAAAGTTACTCTCATCCTCTGCACCAATAATAGGTACAGTATCAGCCTCACCACCCAAGGAATCACTCTGCGATGCCTGTGCCTGTTGAGCAATTGTTATAGGATCCATAACTGTAGTCTGAGCCTCCGCATTAGGATCTGTAAGATCTCCTTTCCTATCAACCTTATTTGAAAAATTAAGTTGTTGTTCCTTACCTGCTATCTGTGTTGCTACGTCCTCATAATTGCCCATAGCATCTTTCAAATCTTTCTCATCCTTACTCAAATTATTATCTCTCACCATCATACCAGCATCAATAGCAAGTGAAAGACCAGTTCCAACACCAGGAATGATGGACGCAGCACCAGAAGCCATTTCACCTAAAGCACCCTTCCAATCTGGTGGTTTAGACATCAATCTACCTACAGCAAATGCAGCACCTAAACCTAATCCAACAATAGGGATCTTTTTAAGGAGTGACTTACCTCCTGCTTTACCTAAATTTTTAAGTAAACTTTTTCCACCACTCTTCAGTAATTTACCACCACTCTTTAATAGATTCTTTCCACCTTTTATTAAATTCTTTCCACCTTTTACTATATTTTTTCCTAGTTTAAATAAACCTTTTGCACCTGGTATATTCTTAGCAAAATTCTTAATTGCAGATATACCATTTTTAATTAATGCTTTAGCATTTTTAAGCATCTTCGGGAGAGTTCTTTTTAAAAAGACTCTAGCCAGTCGTCTAGCCCTATTCAATCCTTTAAAGACACCATTAACAAATTTAACAAATCCTCTAATTTTCTTGTAAATTTTGAATACAAGAACCCCACCAACAATAGCTCCTAATCCAATTAAAATCTTCTTACCATGATTTTCTAAGAATTTAAAAAACTTTGTAATTACTTCATTATTATTAGCTAACCATGTTATTGCTTTATCTGCAATGAATCCACCTGCTATGGCCATGAAGAAATTCATAACCTTATCAAGTATACTCTTTGCTGGTGCGGTTACTGTATCAAATGCCTTACCTACTGTAGCACCAATCTTCTTAACAGATTCTATTCCTGCTTCTGCACCCGTTCTTTTCTTTCTATCTGCTGTCCCTCTTAAAGTTGCTATTGCATCTTTTTCTTGTGTAAGTCTATTTGCAAAATCTCTACTTAATGCATTACCAATATCTTGAAGTATTAAAGATACCTCTGCTATATCATCAGTAGGTTCATTATCTTTTCTTAGTTTAAGTATATTCTTAATACTAGTAATTTTTGTCTCATTAGCAGCAACTCTTTGTCTTAATTCATCATCAACAGTATCAGGTACAAGTTTACTTGGATCTATCTTAGGCCCTTTACCTGGTAATCTACCTCCTGTAATAGGACTCACATACGTTGGATTTTTTGCATTTATCGCTGCATTTACCTCTTCAAGTGTCTGTAACTTCTTTGGTCTTCCTCTTCTTTTTGGAGCAGCACCTTTTGCACCAAGAGCAGTTACTTTTGATGCCTTTATTTTAGGTTTAGGTTTTGCTACTTTAGCCACGTCGTTGTTGTGCTTTTAGGTTTTCTTCTTCAATGTATTGCTGGAGAAGTGAAACATAAATCTCCCTTTCCCAAGGAATCATGTTTTCTAACTCTGTTAAGCTATATTTATGGTGTTGCATCAGGGCAAAATTAGTCCGATAGTAATTCTCTAGACTCTCATGAGCTAGAGCTAAGCGAAAAAACTTGCTAGACCCTCCAGCATTACCGAACTTTTTACTTTAGTCTTAGGATTCGTAATCTCAACTTTATGTTGAAGTTTAGGCATTGTATCAAAGAATTTTTCAATATCCTTAAACTGTTTGGAATTCATAGACTCAACAAAATCTCTCAATTCTTTTTTAGTACAGTCAGAAGAATCCCAAGATTCTTCTGCAGTGTATACTTGATCAATACATTGCATAATAATTTCAAGAGATTGATCCACTTGAGGTTTACTAGTATCCAGTTCAAAATTAGTCTCAATAAATTGAGTCATAGATGGATAACCCATCTTAACTGATAAATCATCATCTAATTTAATAATATCAGTATGGTCTGGATTCTTTTCAACTTTAATAGCATCAATGTCGATTTCCATTTGAATCTGTGTAACTCCATCATCAGGACAGGTTACATTGACTTCGACAGTTTCACCAACAGATTTCGCACGAACATTTAAAAATAGATATTCAATATCAAAAGTTGCCATTTTATCAACTTTGATACCTTTTGTTTGAACACACTGTCCTATGACTGTTTTAATTGCTTCAGAAATCTGCTTTTGATTTTCAGACTCTAAAGCCATGATCAAAATCTTTTCTTCTCTAACTAAGAATGGTCTATATTTAACTTTTCTTCCACTAGAAGGCAATACCAATTCATAGACAGGGGTATTAATTTTTGGTAAGGGCATAATAAATCAAATCATTATATATTATATATACGGGTTTTATAAACTTTTTATTTCATTATATATCTATCATATGCAAACTGAACATTTACTTTTACAAGGTCAGCTCCACCATATTGAACGGGTATTGAAGTCATTGACTTTGGAAAAGCATTTATATATTCATAAGTAATACTTTTCTTTGGATCTAAATTCTTTTCAAATTTTGTAATTGTTAATGCAGCAGACTTGTATCCTATCTTAGTATCTCTGTTCATAGGATAGTTTAATCTTCTATAATAGTTTGCATCATCAGTACGGGTGATACCTCTAAAATTATCATCACCTGCAACATAATCCATCCATCCTTCAAAAAATTTAAGAACATTATAATCTTGATCTACGTAAAATGAGAAATCACTATCAACATATATTCTTGTATGTGCAAACTGTTGATTGATTCCGTGATAATTATCTTTAACTTCTGATGTAGCAAATGAGCTGGTAGGTAATGTAGCTTCAGCACACATTATACCAACTTTATTACCAGTCGCATAATCATTAGGTAGATCATAATATTGTTGAAGATATCTCTTCAAGTCAAATGATATACCTGCAATATGTACCTGATATTGATTATTCAAAGATACCTTACCAAGATCTAATCTGGTAAGAGTACTCATTTTATATTTTGAAATAAGTCCTGCCACTCTAAATATACTTATATTATTATATTTCTATTTAGTGTCTTACAAAGGAAGATATCAGCCAAGTAACCCATTGAAGTACAAAGGTAACTTTCGAAACATAATTTACCGTTCTCTGTGGGAACGTAAATTCATGGTTTACTGTGATAAAAACGAAAATATTTTGGAGTGGGGAAGTGAAGAAATATTCCTCCCATACAGATCTCCAGTTGATAATAGGATTCATAGATACTTTCCAGATTTCTATATCAAGGTTAAAGAATCAACGGGTCATGTTAAAAAATATTTAATTGAGGTGAAACCAAAGAAACAATGCGTAGAACCTAAACCTCAAAAAAAGAAAACAAAAGGGTATATCTACGAAGTTTATGAATATGCTAGAAATCAAGCAAAATGGAAAGCAGCAAGAGAGTTTTGTGCTGATCGTATGTGGGAATTTAAAGTATTAACAGAAGACGAATTAGGTATCAAGTAATGTCTCAAAAAAGTTACGAAGAAATAAAAGCAGAAATTGATGCTAGGAATCCCACTAAACCTGGCCAATATACAGGTTTACCCGTTCCTGCAAATCAAGTAGAAAAACGACCTACAGATGCTAAATTAAATAGATTACGTGAAGTTCTTGATAATATGACTGGTACTGAAAGTGCAGATGATTTGATGTTAGAAGTAATGAATGCATTACGTGAAAGTGGTAAAGTACCAACAGCAGGAAATTATTATACCTTTGTATATAACCCTAAGACACCTAATATTCAATATGATCAAAACCCCTTAGTTGCAGTATCAAATGTGTTTAGTTGGGGGTTCAAAGGACTTAACTTTCACTGGGGTCAAATGAGACAATATACATGGGATGAGATCGCTGGTGGACTATATTTGGTCACTGCTGAGGAACTTCCAGACGCACAAGAGATACCTTTTCAGAATATCCGTATAAATAGATAATAAAACTGTAATTGTAATGGCAGAAGAGACGACAACTACAACAGAAAATAGACTTAGTGATACTCAAAGAGAAGGGGTTTTAAATGAATATGAATCGCTGATTACGGCTAAACCAAAACCAGCAGCTCCAGAGAAGTTACCTTCAGGTCTAAGATATCCATACAGTACAGTAGATAATACTCAAGATTTTTTAAAGTTTACTATTTTTAAGTATAAAAGAAGTGGAACAATAACAAGAGATAGTAATTCATTAAAAGCAGATTTGTTAGGAAATATTATTCTACCAGTACCCGCACAACTACAAGATAGCAACAATGCTAACTGGGGACAAAGTAATATGAATTTTATGGAAGCAGGTGGTGTTAATGCAGCTAAAAATATAATGGGTGGAAATATGGAGGGAACTGGTAATGAAATAAAGAATTTAGTTAATCAACTTAAAGATAATCCTCAAGTTGAAAGTTACTTTGCAGCACAGGCAGTTAGTGCTGTTGGAGGTAATGTTAGTGCTGCTGATCTAGTAGCAAGAGGATCAGGTCAAGTATTGAATCCAAATATGGAGTTACTATTTAAAGGGCCAACTATTAGAAATTTCAGTTTTAATTTTAAGTTTACACCAAGATTTCAAAAAGAAGCAGAAACTGTAAGAACTATAATTAAAGCATTCAAAAGAAATATGGCTCCAGAGGGTTCTGGTGCTGCTATGATCAAAACACCAAAAGTTTTTGAAATTCAATATCTTGGAAAAGCAGCATCTTATTTGAATAGAATTAAATTATGTGCATTAAAATCATGCAATGTTAATTACACCGCAGATGGAACTTGGGCAACATATAATGATGGTTCACCAGTTGCTATGACTATGGCTTTAAACTTCACAGAACTTACACCAGTTTATAATGAAGATTATGCAGCATATAATGATCATTCAGATGGAGTAGGATACTAATGGGATATTTCAGAGAATTACCAGATTTAGCATATCAGAATTTTTTATCTGATAGTCTTTCATCTCAAAGTTATATTGAAGTTAAAAACCTTTTTAGAAGGAATAGAATACGTCCTGATTTAGAGAATGTATTCACAGTCTTTGATAAGTATGAGATTCGAGAAGGTGCAAGACCTGATACTATTGCAGAGGAATTGTATGGTGATGCTAAATTAGACTGGGTTGTTTTATTAACTGCAGGAATTTTAAATGTTAGAGATGATTGGCCCTTAACCAATCAGGAAATATATAATTTTGCTGTAAATAAGTATGGTTTAGATAGTATAAATGCTGCTCGTCACTATGAAACAAAAGAAATTAGAGATGGAGAGGGAAGATTAGTTCTTCCTAAAGGTCAAAGAGTTGATAGTAATTTTTCAATTACTTATTATTATAATAATCAATACATAACACCTCTTTCTGTAGATACTTTACAAGGTATTAGTAATTTTGAATATGAACTAAGAAAAAATATTGAAAAGACTTCTATATACATTCTTAAAAAACGTTATCTCAATCAATTCCGTAATGATATGAGAGATATAATGATAGTTCAAAGATCGTCATCACGTGTTAGTGATAAATTAAGTAAAACGGAAAATACTAGAGTTACAACAGCATAAAAAAAGGGGTCGTGAGACCCCTTTATTATTGTTTATTCTGATGCGAGTTTCGCAAAGTATGATAGTGTATCATCCTCCGCTTCTTCATCAGGAGCTCCAACACTTACTGGTGTGGGAGTTGCAGAAACTGCGTCAGCAACAACTTGTTCTGCCTTGTTTAGGCCTTCACTTAAGTCTTCTAAGTCTTCATCGAATGTAGGACGTGCAGAAGTCTTGTTACCTAATACGTAACCTAGACGCTTCTTCAAATCTTCATATGATTTGAATTGATCAGCACCTACAAATTCTTGAAGTGATGCTTGCTTCTTCCACAACCCTTCCATTGCTTCATCATCGTCTAATAATGGACTTTGAGCAGCGAACTCGGAAGAATCATAGTTTCTGTAACCTGCA